TGGTAGTACCTTTGGGGTACTATCGCGGGGTGTAGCAGTGGTAGCTTTTCACTTTGACTTGGTGAAGGTCGGTTGTTCGATTCAGCCCCCCGCAACTATTGAGTATTGATTTAAATTTGACACGATTATGAACATTCTTACATTGAGCATCAAACAGAAGTATTTCGATGAAATCTTGGTAGGCAAAAAAACGCACGAATACCGTGAAATTAGACCTACCAATGCAAAGAAGTATATCACCTACCTTTGTGATGGTAAAGAATACAAGGCTGATGACGAATTACCTGAAGAGGGTGAGATAGAATTAAAGCCTATCAAGTATGATGCTATAAAGCTGTTAACTGGTGAATATAGGGGTAAACGTCCGTATATTATAGTTGAGGTGAAAGATGCAGAAGCATCAATTCTCACAGATGATGAAGGCAAGGATATTGTTTATACTTATAAAGGTGAAGAATATCTTGCCGCCCAAATGGATTATACTTTAGGCAAAATATTAGAGAAACATATAGATTGAATTGTTTAAACTTAAAATTTGATTTGCTGAGTCGCAAGAAGAATTAACAGAGTAGCCGGACCGCGCAGAAACATGAATGGCGCAGGAGCAGGCGGTAGATTGGTAGCCAATCGTAGAGGTACGGCTAGTGCCACACAGTTAGGATCGCGTAGGCAGCGTTATGCTGATTTACGTGTGTCATTAGGTATGTCCGGAGGATAACTATGAACAAAATAGAGCAAGCGAACCGGTATATAGACCTCATTCGGGTAAAATCGAATGAGGCTTTACTGTTTTTATCCTTGGGTAAAGATTCGCTTGTCCTACTTGATTTAATCTATCCAAAGTTTGATCGGATCGTTTGTGTGTTTATGTACTTCGTCAAAGACTTGGAGCACATAAACCGATGGATTGGCTGGACTAAAGCCAAATATCCAAATATTGAGTTTGTGCAAGCGCCTCACTGGAATCTTACTTACATTCTTCGTGGCGGGTTGTATTGTGTCCCTAATCCAAAGGTGAAGCTGCTGAAACTTGCTGATGTGGTAAAAGCTATGCAACTTGCTCATGGAGTTTATTACACGTTCTTGGGGATGAAGAAAGCCGATGGCATGAATAGACGTTTGATGCTGAAGGGGTATGAAGCTAACGGATATGAGAATAACGGCTTATGTTATCCTTTAGCTGACTGGACGCAGATGGATATTCTTGCATACATGAGGCAACATGCGTTGCCAGAACCGGTTAGATATTCTTTAAAAGCTAGTTCAGGGGTAGGATTCAATCTTGATTGTATGCTTTGGTTAAAAGAGAACTATCCGCAGGATTTACAACGAATCTATCGGGTATTTCCTATGAGTGAAAGAATTTTATTTGAGTATAATAATAAAAAACAAATAGCCGAGTCAGAAATAGAAGAAGAGGAAGAATGAAAAGTGCTGCCGATATAGGCGTACAAACCAATCGTTTGAGTAATGCTGCAGCTGGTAATCCAGAAAGGCAGGCAAGAATTAACAGTATTGGCGGTGCCATGTATCGTAACCTTAGCCGTTTGAATTATACAAGAAACAAAAGCGTATATCAACAACATTCAAGAGCTGCCCGTCAAGGAAGCAATAGTCTAGGATTAAGTAACGGATAAATAAAAGGAGGTATTGAGTCAAAAGAGTATCTAAAAGAACTGCCAGATATAATACAACAATGTTTCCCAATACCAGTGAAGCCGGAAGACAGTATGCTATTGGAAACAGAGCTGCCAACATGATTCGCGCAAATTTACAAAATCAGGGAAGTAGCAACTTTATGAGGAATTATAATCGTATTATTCGTGCAAGAAACAATATGCTAAGTTTCTCGCGTGGGTTAAGCAATGGATAGAGAAAGGAGTTTTTGAGTCAGAAAAAGAAATAAAACAGTTGAACAAATACGTCTGCAAGCAGGAAGATTGCAACGTGAAGCCGAAAATAGATACGGTACAAGTTTTACCAGTAGAAATTTGCGGATTGTAGATGCTTACAACAGCGCAATGAATAAACTGGTTCGCCGTCAAGTATCGCAAAGACGTGCACAAGGATTAAGCAATGGATAACATGGAACTAAGTAAATACATAAAGAGTGAATCGGTAGAACTTAATCGTTCTGCCATTCACTTCGCTGATTATAATCCTCGAAAACTATCTGATGAATCACGAAAGACATTAAAACGTGGTATCAAGAAATTCGGGTTGGTCGGTGGAATTGTCGTGAACAAGCGTACTGGATTGACCGTAGTCAGCGGACATCAGCGTTTGTCTGTCATGGACGAATTGCAGAAGTTCCCCGATAACGACTATCGCATTCGTATTGATGTCATAGATGTGGACGAAAAACAGGAGAAGGAATTAAATATTCTGATGAACAACCCGAACGCACAGGGTACATGGAATTTTGATGCTCTTGCACAGATTGTTCCTGACATTGATTGGAAAGATGCTGGTCTGACTGATGCTGACCTAAACATGATTGGTGTTGATTATCTGTTGCAGACTGAAGAAGAAAGCTCCATTGCTGATGCTTTGTCTGATATGATGTCGCCTGTTACCGAACAGAAAGAAGCCGATAAAGCCGCTAAACAGTTAGAGCGTGCCGAAAAGGTTGCCCACATGAAAGAGGTCAAGCAGCAGGTTAAGGAGAACGCACAAAAGCAAGCCGAGGACATGGATGCCTACGTGATGTTGTCCTTTGATTCCTATAAAGCTAAAGCGGCTTTCTGTGAAAGGTTCGGTTATGATCCAGATATGAAATTTATCAAGGGAGAGGTATTCGATGAACAAGTAGAGAGAATAGATTAATTATAGGAGGAAAGCAGAGTCAGAAAAAGACAAAGAAGTTACAGCGAAATTCTTTCAACAACAAAAAGGTTGAGAAAAACCTATGCAGCAAGTGGTAATATTGCAAGAAACATATCAAATAACCAACGAATCTCTCGTGCAGGATATAATGTAACCCAAAATCTGGCAAGAAGTTTAAGAGTAGACTCTTCACTGCTTCCTTTCTCCAATTTCAGAGATAGAAGGGGTTACACAACTGCTAGCCGAGGTTTAGCTAACGGATAAGATTATGACAAAAAGTGAATCTCAAAACAAAAAAGGTAAAGGAGGAAGAAAGCCTAAGTTTGATTACACAAGCGAGGAATTCCTTTCTCTCGTAGAGTCGTATGCCAAAAAGGGATTCACTGACGGAGAAATAGCTCATGCCATTGGAATTGAACCAGAAACTTTTTGTAGGAAGAAAAGAGAGTTCAGTCAATTAAGTCAAACCCTCTCACGCGCGCGTTGTGCAATAAACTCTCTTGTCCGGGCAAAGTTCCTTGCTATGGCCCTTGGTGGTATCAAAACAAAGAACACTACTATTCGAAAGCTGCGGGATAGGGACGGAAATCTGACAGGTGAGGAAGAAGTTCAAACTGTAGAAGGTGAATTGGCTCCCAATTTGAGTGCTCAAATGACCTGGTTGTACCATTACGATGAAGACTGGAGGAGGATTGAACGTAAACAGGATGAAGATGCTGATATTCCTACCAACATAAACCACGGTATTAGTATTGATTCCTGGATTAAAGACAAGCTGAAATGATAGTACCTCAAGAAATTTACCATCCATTATACACTGATACGGATAAATTCATTATTCTTATCACCGGCGGTCGTGGCTCCGGCAAATCCTTCAATGCTTCCACCTTCATTGAACGTCTGACCTTTGAAATGACGGAAGCCGAAAAGATAGTGCATCAGGTTCTCTACACCCGCTACACGATGGTTTCCGCTGGTATGTCTATCATTCCCGAAATGATGGAGAAGATAGAGCTAGACGGAACAACTAAGTATTTCAAGACTACCAAGACGGATATTGTCAATAAGATGACTAATAGTCGTATAATGTTCCGAGGCATCAAGACTTCTTCCGGTAATCAGACGGCAAAACTAAAATCTATTCAGGGAATTACTACTTTCGTCTGCGATGAAGCGGAAGAATGGACGAATGAAGAAGAGTTCGATAAAATAATGCTCTCTATCCGCAAGAAGGGTATCCAGAACCGGATTATCATTATAATGAACCCCTGCGATTCTAATCACTTCATCTATAAAAAGTACATCGAGAATACTCACAAGCTTGTTGAGATTGACGGTGTGCAAGTTCAGGTTTCTACCCATCCGAATGTACTTCATATTCACACTACCTACTTTGACAACTTAGAGAACCTTTCTCCTGAGTTCCTTCGGGAAGTGCAGGAAATGAAAGAGAAGAATCCTGAAAAGTATGCTCATGTTGTTATTGGTCGGTGGGCTGACGTTGCAGAGGGTGCGGTTTTTAAGAAGTGGGGTATTGTGAAAGAATTCCCCCAATGGGCGAAGAAAGTAGCTATCGGGCAAGACTTCGGGTACACAACAGACGTTTCAGCAGCCGTGAAGTGTGGTATCGTAGATAATGCCTTGTATGTTGATGAACTATGTTATCAATCAGGAATGCTCACAAATGCACTTGCTGACAAGGTACGTCCTTATGGTTTGAAAGTGTTTGCAGAATCCGCTGATCCTCGACTTGTAGACGAAATCAAACTTCGTGGCGTGAATATTTATGGCGTAGATAAGTCGGGGCCATCAATCAAGGCAGGAATAGATAAAATTCTCTCTATGGATTTGTATGTAACGGAACGTTCTTACAATCTTATGAAGGAATTAAGAACCTACGTATGGGATAAGGACAAAGATGGAAATTATATCAATGAGCCAGTAGATAAGGATAATCACCTTATGGATGCAATAAGGTACTATGTTTTGGGTTGCTTGCTTGGCAAAATTCTAAAACCGAAAGATTTAACAGGAATATTCACACATTAAAATTATAGATTATGCCATTAACACTCGAAGAAATATTAGCATTACCCGATATTGGGCAGAAAATAAGCTATCTGAAGAAAGGCAGGAAGACCGTGCTTCCCGATCGTTGTAAACTTTGGGATGATTGGAATCCTGAACGCCATGAAATCATGGTTGATAAAGAGAAGTACCCAGACAGAAAAGTGCTTGAAAAGGAAGCGGAAAAAGATTTCGATGAAAAGACCGGCAAGACTTATGAGATTGAAGCACAGTACAAAACCGAACCGGTGAACCGTATCTCCATTCCTTTGGAGCAGGATATAGTGAACATTCAAACCGCTTTCACAGTCGGCACAGAACCGTCTATGGATTGCACTCCAACTGATGATGACGAAAAGAAGCTGTTGGATGCGGTCAAAGCTGTATTCAAATCCAATAAAATCAAATACCAGAACAAGAAGATTGTCCGTTCCTGGTTATCCGAGCAAGAGGTAGCCGAGTATTGGTATGCGGCCGATGATGATTCGTTCTGGGCGAAGTTTTGGAAGAAAGTGAAGACCACCTTTGGAGGTAAGGTAAAGCCTACTAAGAAGTTGAAAAGCGTGTTGTGGTCACCATTCCGAGGGGATAAACTTTATCCGTTTTTCAACGATGAAGGTAAGATGATTGCTTTCTCCCGTGAGTACAAGAAAAAGCTCATGGATGATTCGGAAGTTACCTGCTTTATGACTATCACGGATAAAGCAGTCTATCAATGGGATTTATCTAAAGGGTATGAAGAAAGAATTTCTTTCGTTCACGGATTCCCCAAACTGCCGGTTCTCTATGCCTACCGTCCTGAACCTTATTGCAAGAAGATAAAAACCTTCCGTATACGCTTGGAGAAACTTTTATCCAATTATGCCGACTGCATAGACTATCATTTCTTCCCACTGTTGAAGCTAATTGGTGATGTAGAGGGTTTCATGGGTAAGGTTAAAGATAGAATGGTCAAACTTACAGGTGAAGGTGCGGATGCCCAATATCTGACGTGGAATCAGGTGCCAGATACTGTAAAATTTGAAGCAGAAACGCTTACTAACATGGCTTATGATATGTCCAATACTCCACGTATTTCTTTTGAAACGCTGAAAGGTGTGGGTAAGGCTTCTGGTACTGCTTTCCGCTTTATGTTCATGGGGGCACACATGGCGGTAGAAAATCATGGTGAAGTTATCGGAGAGTTCCTACAACGGAGAGTAAATTTCATTGTTTCCGCTTTAGGCTCTATCAATCCAACCGAGTTTAGCAAGGCATCCCAAACTATCGACATCGAAACGGATTTGGTTCCGTATATGATTGATGATTTGAACGACAAGGTAAATACTGCTGTTTCTGCTGTAAGTGGTGGCATTTGGTCAACTCGTGAGGGGATCATGTTTGCTGGGAACACGGATCGCATTGATGAAGAGCTGAAGGAAATCGAAGAGGAACAGGCGGCAAAGAATGAAGGTGTAAGAAAAAATGGAACAAAAAATGCTCCTTAGTCAGAAAAATTGCGAGGGTTATAATTTGAATATATGAAAAATAGAACATTTAGCGGTAATTCTTCGCAGTTGCCACTATTTTTAATTTATAGTAAAATAATGAATAAATAATTTGATAGTATTCATATTATTACTATATTTGTATTGTAATTAAGTCCAAAGCGTTATGAGTTACAAATCAGTTAAAGACATTGTAACTATGTTGCAAGAAAACGGTTTTGTTCTAAAGAGTCAGAAAGGTAGCCACATGAAGTTTGAGAAAGACGGCAAAGTGGTTATTGTACCGAATCATAACAGCAAAGGCGTTGAGAAAGGCACTTATTACAGCATTTTGAGACAAGCGGGGCTAAAGTAGCCCCCTTGTTCTTTTAATTAAAAAAGGAGGTAATATGAAAACAGTAGAAGTTATTGTAGAACACGCAGGAAAGAACTTGAGTGCTTATATCGAAGGTGCTCCCGTTATTACAGTCGGTAATGACATGAAGGAGTTGGAGGATAATATGAAGGAGGCGATCGAGTTATATTTGGAAGATAACGATAGTCCCTGCGAAGTGTTATCTGGGGAGTTTGAGTTGAAGTTTAAGATTGACGCTGCTACCTTTATTAACTACTATAGTAACATCTTTACTAAAGCCGCTTTGAGCCGTATTACAGGAATCAATGAACGCCAGTTGTGGCATTATGCTGCCGGAGTGCATAAGCCTCGCAAGCAACAGTTAGAGAAAATTCAGAGGGGTATTCAATCATTGACAAAGGAGTTAGCGGCTATAAATTTACTATAGTATGGTGGATGTTAGAGAATTGAAAATTGGTAATTATGTCTATTTACAAAATAGCAAAACTCCATATAAGATAACAGAAATAGGATATAGTGAGATTGAATATCCAAGATATGAAGCGAGTGGAATATCATCAGAAGCGGTATTTCGTACCTATGTAGAGAACCTTAATCCTATTCTTCTTACAGAAGAATTGATTTTGAAGTGCGGATTTGAAAAACATACTTGGGGAATTGTCACTTATTATAGCCCCTTGTTTGAGTTGGACGCAGATTTCCATTTGAAGGGAGTCGATTACAATATACAAGTGAAATCCCTCCACCAACTTCAAAACCTGTATTTTGATTTGGGAGGTCAAGAATTAGAAGTAAAACTTTAGGCATACTCTCTTACTATATTTAGGCGTGAACCAAATGGAATCACGCCTTTTTTATATCATTTTACGACAATCGTTTCATTGTCGTGTATCACTTATCTGATTATTTCTCACCCTCTTTATAAATAGCGAAATTTACCGTAGAAATTTATAAATCAAATTCATACGGTATGACAATCTTAGAACAAATCTTAGCAGGACTACAACAGAAATTCTCTGGGGTGGACACTGCTATCTTAACCCGAATTGCCACTAAAAAGGCAGAGGGTGTAACGGACGAGACAAAGGTAAACTCCATTATTGAGGGTATCAGTTTTTCGGACGTGTTAAATTCCTATGGTGATTTCCGTGCTGGGGATGCTTCCCGTACTTCTGTATTGAACTACGAGAAAAGGCATAACCTTAAAGACGGTAAGCCAGTCGAGACTACCACTACTACCACAACCACCAAAGCGGAAGATAAGCCGGATGATATGGCTACCATCATTGCCAATGCAGTGAGTGCAGCCGTTAAACCGCTTTCTGACAAGCTCGCTCAGTTTGAAACGGAAAAGTCGCAAGCAACCCGGCAGGAGCAGATTATGGCAAAGGCAAAGGAGTATGGTATTCCCGAAAACTACGCCAAGCGATGCGCCATCAAAGACGATGAGGACTTGGATACTTATTTCAAGGACTTGAAACAGGAGTTCGCTAATGACGGCTTCAAAGGCGTAACCCCTCCCGAATCAGCGGAAGAGAAGATTGAGAAAGAATCTGAATCTATCGCTAAGATGATTGATGAGGGAACGAAAACTATTGTTGAACAAAACAAGAATTAATTATGTCAGCAGGATTTAAGTATGACTTGGTTCCGCCCGTTGAGCAAGAGGAACGCTACGATGTCCAGACCGGTATTCGTAGACGTGGCCCGTTCAAACTCGACACGCAGAACCTGGTAGTGGGAAGTTTCCTTCCCGGATTTACCCCGATTTACGCAGACTTGAAAAACAAGTTTGCTTATGCGGTAATCAATGTGAGAGTTGCGGAAGCCTATACCACTGGTGGAGAGGTTTTGTCTATCAAAGTAGCCAAGAACTCTTTGGCCTATGTAGGCATGTTTGTCGGAAGTGGTAAAAAAGGCGCAGAAGTGACGGCTATTGACAAGTCTAACGCCAATTACGACGTATTGACTATCAAGGATGCTTTCGGTGAAAATATCGCCAAAGATGCGGTTCTCTTCCAAGCAACCGCAGTCGACGGGCTGAAACAAAAGTATGTTTCAAACTCCGCTTTGTATGAAAGAACAAAGGTGGAAGATGGTATCGTGTTAGTTGCGCTGCTCCGTACAGCCGCAGAGATTGAGCCTTCAAAATTGGTTATGCCGTTCTCCGAGAACGATAAAGCCAATATGAAGGGATGGTTTGAATTTAACGAGTAAGGAGGTAGGATATGTTTTTAACGATTCAAACATTATTCGATGATGCGAACATTGTGTCCGCTATCATCAGACGTGTGAACCAAACGCGTAAAGATACAATCTATTGGCAGCAGTATCTTACTTTCCGCAGAGTAACTACCCGTCTATTCAAAGACTACATCGGCTCTGTAACTGGAGTGATGGCCGGTTCTATCAACTCACGTTTCGGTGAAAAGCCCATCCGTGAACGTAAAAATATCGGTTCTGGATATGGTGAAATAGCCTATCTGGGCGATGCGTACCAAATGTCTATTGACCGTCTATCTGAATTGCAGGATTTGATTGACAAATTCAATCAAGCTAAAACGGCAGACCAAAATACTGCATTGGAAGAAATCGTAAACTTCCTGGCAGATGACTACCGTCAGATTACTCTTGCAGCTCACAAGCGTATGGATATTATTGTCGGTGCATTGTTGATGACTGGTGAAGCCACCGTTTACAATAAGGATGCTGCAATAACTTCCGGTCAGACCAACAATAAGCTGCTGGAAATTACCCTTCCGTTCAATTTTGTTAAGCCTACAGCTGGAGATATAATTGTTGATGGCAAGAATATGTTTATCTCTTATTTAAGAGAGAAACTACATTCCCTAGCTCCAGACTTTGGCGCTTATGCCAAGATGATTATGACACGTACAACCTTCAACAAGAATGTACTTGGCTCTTCTGAATTTGGCGAACAGTACAAGATGATTCTCGGCACTAACGAAATGAAATTAAGTACCGGTTTGATTTCTTCTTCGTTGGCTTCTGAAGTTTTTACTGGTATCGGTCTGCCACGTATCGAAATCAAAGAGGATTACGTGAAAGATCAGACAGGAAAAAATGTGCAGATTTATGCAGACAACCGTATCACCTTGCTAAACGGTGATGAAGTAGGTTATATGCGCCATCATACCCCGTATGAAGCGACAGATCCAGTATCAGGGCGTACTTATGTTCCATCAGAGGGGCAGATGCTTATATCCAACTACCGTGACAAAAACGGTCGTTATATGGAATATACGGCAGAATGGATTCCACAAATTACTAATCCGGATTTGATCACCAATTTCGATTTGAGCGAAATTGCATCAATCCAATCAGTATAAGGAGGAGGATATGAAAGTAAAGGTTATATCTGTTTTCCGTGATAAGTTTACTGGTAAGTATTACAATCCCGAAGAGGTGATTGAAATTTCCGAAGAATCCCGTGTATTGGATATAGAAAACCGCAAACTTGGCGAACGGGTTGAAGTGAAAGTTTCTGAAGAAAAGAAGGAGATCAAAATATCCCTCTTTGAAAAGGAATTTGAGAAAAAGATTTTGGTTGATGCTCTGAAATCTATCGGTGTTCAAGCAGCCGGGAACATGAAAGAAGAGACTCTTTTGGGTAAGGTTGCAGAGTTGGATGAAGAAACGACTTCCAAACTGAAAGAAGTGTTAGATATTAAATAAAAAGGGTAGTACTCCTACCCTTCCATTATGTAACTTATAATTCAATAAAGAAATGAAGAATTTTATTTTTGCCATATGTGGCTTTTTAATGATGTCTTTGGTCTCCTTGAGCGTACAGGCATCAAGCGTCGAATCTTTCGAGTGTGAATACGTAGCCCCATCGGTTGATGTTGGTTTGTCACCTATTCAGTTTTTCACCTTAGAAGCTGCTCCGACTGATTGCGTTGTATTGTCAGTTCCACAACCAATCTTTATGATTACAGATAGTCCGGCGATGCAACCAGCGACTATTACGGCAATGCAAGGAAAACAAATTTCAGTTCCTAAGTGTCCGTTCCGATATATCTACAAATCGAAGTATTGTACGCATTATAGCTACACTGCATACAGCAGACTGATTATACCATAATTAAAATGACAGTGAATGACTACATACAGCAAAGATTTCAGTCTTTCAGTATTCACTTATCAGAAACTGATCTTTTGGATATGTGTCTGAACGCGAAGATTAGCGGAGAGGATGAAATGAATAAGGAATCCTACAATATCGTTTCTGTGGCAATTGCGAAGTTCATCCCCTCTCTCCTACTCCGTGCCACTTCAATCAGCGAAAACGGCTTCTCTATGTCTTGGAACATTCAGGGTATTAAGGACTACTATTCATTTCTGTGTAAACAGTACGGATTGAAAGACGAATTAAGTAACAAGCCTAAATGTACTTTCTTATGATATTTGCTCCACACATATTGCAGATAAAGGTTATCACCCCAATGGATAAGGATGAGTTCGGCAGACCCATTCCCGGAACAGGCGGTGAATACTGGCAGGAGGTATGCAAGTGCCGTTGTGACGATAACACTACCAAAGAGTTTAGGTCAGAAAACGGCTCTGTGTATCGTCCAAACTACCATGTAGTGTGTGAGAAGAGAATCACTGTCAAGGCAGGGGATGAAGTTAGAGCTATATGGGATAGAGGGTTGAAAGCCACTACAACGGATATGGGTGAAGGAACTCTTGTTATAACTTCGATTACCAAAGATATTGATGTGAGAGGTCAAGGTGAGGTTTACACGGTTAAGAGTACAAACCACTTTAATTATTCGGAACTATGGATGTAGATTTCGATTTTTCCGATGTCGATTCTTTTTTCAATGAAGGAGAATGGGAAGTTGAAAAGAAGATGATTGATGTAGGTGATGAAGCTGTGAAACATGCAGAGGAACACGGCAATTATAAAGACCATACATTGACTTTGAGAACGTCCAATGATTACGATGTCGATAAAGACGGTTTAACTCTGAAAAATGAAGCGGAATACGCCTCATTCGTGGAATCTAAAGGGTATGATGTTTTAAGTGGTGCCGCTCTATATGCGGAGAAACGATTAAAAGAAGAATTTGAAAAATGAAAAAGTATATAGGAACAAAACAGATTGAAGCCGAACCTATGACATTGGGTGAAGCTTACAGTAAAGGCTTGGTAAAAAGTGAAATAGAAGAGAATGAGTCTTATAAACTGGGATATCACACTCGTACTGAATATGGCTATGAAAGTTGGTCACCCAAAGAACTGTTTGAAGAATCATATCGAGAAGTCAAGGAAGAAACCCCTATCTGTTTCGGTGATGCTATAGAAGTTTTGAAACAAGGTGGCGCTATCCGTAGAAAGGGCTGGAACGGCAAAGGGTTATTTGTTATCAAGCAAATTCCGGCTCATATAGAAAGCGACATTATCCCCAAGATGCAATCTCTTCCGCAATCAGCAAAAGACCTTATTCTGAAAGGCAAGGGTTTTATTGACTATACAAGCCAATGCCTTATCTACAACGAGAATACCGGACGTGCAGATTCGTGGGTTCCATCCATCAGTGATGTGTTTGCAGAAGATTGGGAGATTGTGAAATGATAGTAACTACTGACATAGGAAACATTCTCTATCGGGATTGCAAGGCTTTCGGGATAGGTATAGCACCAGCAGGGGAAACGCTGACGGGTGAATTGAAGTCCGAAAGGATTGTCATTCACACGAAGAAGCAACAGCCGGGGACTTATTGGAAGAAGTCTTTCGCAGAAGTGAATCTTTGTGTACCTGATTTAAGCGAGAATGAAGCGAATACTATCCGTTTGAATGAACTTGAAAGAAAGGCTGGCAAGCTGTTTGATGATGTAGTAAGCACCTATGATGGTACAACCTATCGTTACTCTATTGAATCTATCAGTATAGAAGCGGATACAGCTTTAAAGTGTCATTATGTGAATGTGAGAATTTTATTTGAAGTATTAAATGTAAAACTATAAAATTATGATTTCAGCAGTAGGAATTAAAAGAATCTTGTTTGCCGACATTGATAAGGTAACGGCAGACATTACCCCCGAAATCGCAAAGACTTTGATTCAAGCCGCTATTAAGGCGAAAGATGAGGTTTTGAACGTGCATGGGGAAACTTGGCAGATTGAAGAAACGGAAGCATCTGTCACTGGACATAAAAATCAGTTAACAGGAAAAAATTACCGTTACGATGATGTGCCGGGAGAAGTCTCCCCTTCTTTCTCTATCGGACAGTATGACTGGAAGACAAAGAAAGCGTTCATGGGTGGCGATGTTATTCAGGCAACATCTGAAGATGTCGGATGGAAGCGTGCCTTGGACAAAGTTATCGTCAACAAAGCATTGTTTTGTCTGACTGATGATGATGTATGGTTTATTTTCCCGAAATGCCGTATCATTTCCCGTGAAGCTAATACGGACAAAGCAATTGCCATTGCAGTACGCGGAATGGTTCAGGAACCGGGAATCGAAGGAGTTTCTTCTGAATACAATTACGAAGAAGAAGCTATCAAAGCCTTGATACCAGTGGCGTAACATTTTAAGGTAAAACGATTGTAAACAGCAAGGGTGAGGTGGTGGTATTCGCTTCACCCTTGTTTCAATTTAGAATAATGAATCAAGCAGCAAAAATAGTTTCTGATGCCCTTTTAGGGCTGGATTTTAAGAATGTCGAAATAGGTGGAGTTGTTTATACAATCAAGCCGCCCACAATCAAAGTTATTTGTAGTGCTATTCATCATTTTTCCAATATTGGGATGACAGGTGACAACATCATGGAAGCTATCAAGAAACTTCCCGGAGCCACAGATGATATGCTGAAAGGTATCTCCTGTTTTATTTGTGGTAATGAGAATATGGCTAAGGCTTTGGAAAACGGAACCTTTGATGAAATCAAAGAAGTTTTGGAAATATGTTTCTCTATGATGGATATATCGGCTTTTCAGTGTGTCAGCTTGATGAAGAACGTGTCGATGCTGGCAGCAAGACCGAAACAGTAGGAAACGCAACGTTCTTCGGGCAAATAGCCCATTTGGTTGACACTCTCCATTTAAGCTATACGGAAGTGTTTGAAGTCATTCCATATAGAAACCTTTTAATGATGCAACGAGATAAACTCCATGCAATTTATGGCGGTCAAAAAGTAAAAAAAATCAGTGGTAAAGAATTAGCGAATCGTAGAAAAAAGAAATAAGTATGGCAAAGTTATATTTCAAAGTCGCAAGTGATTGGGAAGAAGTCGTAAGACTCCGTAGTGAAATAGCTAAATTAAAGCAGGAGTTGAAAAATGTGGATGGAACACAATCCCCTGCTACCTTCAAAACTCTAAATACCCAACTTGCTGTATCCAATCAAAAGTTGGATGAACTGGTGACTAATGCTGCTAAAGCCGGAGCTGAAATGGAAATGGGATTTAAAAAGAAAATTTTTGATGCCTCTCAATCTGTTAACGGATTCACAGAAAAGATTATTACTCAAAAGACAGTAGTTAAAGATATTGAAGCTGATGTAAAGCGTCTAGGAGAATCATATCGCATAGCACTAAAGCGTAACCCTCTATCTGCAACTGGTAAGCTGGAAGAATACAATGCTGCTCGCAAAGCCTTAGATGAAGAAAAGGCAGCTTTGTTCGGACTTACCCAGCAACAAGCTGAAGCTCGTCTTTCTGTGAAAAAGCTCCGTGACGAATACGCCCTTTACAACGATAATGCCAAAGAGGTTGTAGAAAAAAACAATGGCATTGCAATTTCTTGGAAGAAAGCATTGGCGGTTATTGGTGGTGCTGGAGTATTAAAGGCATTAGGTTCTGAAATAATTCGTGTTCGTGGCGAATTTCAATCCATGCAGACCGCTATTGAGACTATGGTTGGAAAGGATATGGCAGGGCAACTGATTCCGCAAATCAAGGAGCTGGCTAAGATTTCTCCACTTACTATGTCAGATATGGTTGGAGCAGAAAAGATGATGCTTGGATTTAACATACAAGCAGAAGACACTATCAAATACTTGAAAGCCATTAGTGATATTTCTATGGGGGAATCCAGTAAGTTCAATTCGCTAACTTTGGCATTTTCACAGATGTCAGCAGCGGGTAAACTTATGGGGCAGGATTTGAATCAAATGATAAACGCTGGATTCAACCCGTTACAGATTATCTCCGAAAAGACTGGAAAATCTATCGCAACTTTGAAAGATGAAATGTCCAAAGGTGCTGTTTCCGCTGAAATGGTTCAACAGGCATTCATTGATGCAACTTCCGCAGGTGGTAAGTTCTATAATATGTCTGAGAATGCTTCAAAGACTATCAATGGTCAGTTGTCTATGATGCAGGATGCTTTGGATTCCGTGTTTAACGAATTGGGAACAAAGTCGGAAAGTGTTATCATGGACGGTATTCAAATGACAACTTCGTTGATTCAGAATTATGAAACAGTAGGTAAGGTCTTGGCTGGATTAGTGGTTACTTATGGTACATACCGGACCGCAGTGATGCTTGTTACTGCTGCCGAAAGTAAACATACTCTTGTGGAGATTGGACTTACCAATGCCCGTTTATTGGCACGAAAAGCGCAGTTAGCTTTAAACGCTGCAATGCTTACCAATCCTTATGTGTTGTTGGCTACTGCTGTAGTAGGACTTGGAGTTGCAATGTTGGCTTTCCGCGATTCGGCAACAGAAGCAGAAAAGGCACAGAGAAGGTTTAATGAACAGCAAGAAGAAGCTAAAAAGCAAGAAGAAGAACACAAACAGAAGATTGATTCCCTCGTACAAAGTTCTCGTGATATAGCGTTGTCGGATTTACAAAGAGGTCGAAGTTTAGCGGAGTTAAGAAAAGAATACCCTAAGATATTCGCTCAATATGACATCGAAACCATTAAGTTGGCTGATATACTTAAACTAAAGCAACAGATAACGGAAGAAGATGCGAAACGTGCCGGAGAAAAGCAAACCAAGGAACTTTCTAACATTGAATCTGAAATCAAATATTACGAGAATCTGCTGAAAACTCTTTCCGGTCAGCAAGGCGTTGATGGATATGTGAAGAAACTAAAAGAATTGCGTGCTATGCGTGATGTCATGCTGCAAGAAAAAGGCAAAGGCATCTCCGAACAGTTCATTTCCAATCTTAAAGATGTTAATACTAATGAGTTTGACCGCTACATCTCTGAGTTGGAGAAGCGTATCAGAGGAAAGGGGGAAAATGGAACTGTGAAACTTCGTTTGCCTATTGATATTAAGGGTACTTTGTCTGATGAAGCAATCTATAATGTGAAAGACATAAAAACACTTATAGATACAGCAAAATCAGTCAAGCAAACCCGAATTGATTCAGAGAAGAATAAAACCACTTACAAACAAGATTATGAGAAAGCGAAGAAAGACTGGGAGGATGCCAAAAAGAAACTATCTGAAATAGAAAAGGACAAATCTAAATTTACTTCAAAGCAATACGAAGAAGCTAAAAAGCAAAAAGAAACTACCGAAAAAGCATACAAAGATTTAGGAGGTATCACTGGCAATGCTTTATCTAAACAAGAAAAAGCTATTGAAAAGCAAAAAAAAGACCAACAAAAATCAGCCGAAGAGCTTCTGTCTCTCCGTCGCCAAAATCAACAGGCGGAAATAGATCTTATGAAGGAAGGCACAGAGAAAAAGCTAAAACAGATTGACCTTGACTATCAAAAAGAACTTGACGCCATCAAGAAACAAGAAAAAGATTTGAGTGAAAGACAGGGTGGAAAGTTGACTTCGGAGCAGTCTATTGAAATTTCCGCTCGTTATACCAATGCTGAAAATAAAAGAGAGAAAGATATAGCCGATGTAAGTAAGGAATTAAATTCCATACTAGATAAATATCGTGATTATTCAGCTCAACGCATAGCTATAGAGAAGCAGTATCAAGACGATGAAAAGAAACTTAGGGACGGATTAGCAAAAGCTAAAAGCGATTCTGAAAAGAAACAATATGAAGATGCCCTAAAAGAACTAGAAAAACAGCGTAAGAAAACTATAGATTCTATTTCAAAAAGCGAAATCGAAGATTCTGGCGTTTGGAAAATGTTAATGGGAGATGTTGATGCATTACCTACAGATATGCTTGAACAATTATTATCTGATGCTGAACAACTTGTCAAGACTACAAACTTGTCGGCTACAGATATGAAAGCTATGATGGATACCATAAATAATGCTCGCCAAAACCTTATAGCTCGCAACCCTTTCAAGACATTGAAAGAAGAATATGAAAAGTATCAGAAAGCAATAAAGAAAGGGGATAAACAGGGAGCCTTTACTTCATGGAGTAATGTGGAACAAGCTAGCGAATCTATAAAGAGTAATATTTCAACATTAGGGTCCTCTCTATCTTCTCTTGGAACTACTTTTTCCGATGAACTGGGAGAAGGCATCCAAAAAGCGGTAGATATTATAAATGACGGCATCACAGCATTTGAAGTATTCGGCAAAACTGGTGAAAAGTCTGCCGGTGACACAGTGAAAGGCATTAGCGGAATTGTTGGGATCATAACTACATTAGTGGGTACTGTAATGAATGCCTTTGATTCTACAAAAGCAGAACAAGAAAGAAATATTGAATATCAACGTAGACAGGAAGGATATTGGGATTCTATAAATTATCAAGTAGAACGTTATCTGGAGTTGCTCAAAGAAGCCGCAGGAAATGATTATTTTGCAACAGCTACCCAATCATTAACAACACTTGAAAAAGCCAGAGAGAAGGCATACAGGGACATAGTTAAATCTATGCCTGTTGGTGATGTTGATGCTGTAACATTTGGGCTTGCTCAACTTTTTAAAAGTGGTAAGTTTGCTGGCAAAATGACTGAATATGCCTTCGGAGGTCCGCAAGCTAAAGAAATATTTGATTTCATACAAGCTAATGGAGGATATGATCTACAAAACAAACTCATATCAGAGGAAGCGATTTGGGCGATGAAAAGCAATGCCGACATCTGGTCTAAGTTACCGGAATGGATGCAACAAGCTATTGACAAATTTGTAGAGCTCAACGACCAGACTAAGGAGCTAGAAGAGACTTTAAATGAGGATTTATTTCAAACGACTTCACAAGGTCTCGAAGAAGCAATACTGGAAGGATTAAAAGGAGGAAAAAGAGGAATCGCAGATTTTGGAGAAGATTTTGAAGAGATAATGCGCAACGCCTTATTACAATCGTTCGTTATAGACCAACTAAGAGGTAAAGCACAAGAGTTTTATAAAAAATATACCCTTTTGGCTGATAGTGACGAAAACGGAAAACTTGATTTAACAGCAGAAGAGATAAGCGATCTTAGAAAAGATTGGAATGATATTATAAAAGCTGCTACAGAAGAAGCAAAGAATATTGATGCCATTGTTGGTGGTTCTTCCTCTTCATCCCAAGAAGCTTCAAAGAAAGGCTTTGCCACTGCGTCACAGGATTCAATCGACGAGCTTAACGGGCGTTTCACCGCCTTGCAAATAGCCGGAGAAGAAATTAAGAATCAAAGTATAACTCAATCCCAATCATTAAATATTCTAACGATGAAAGCGGATACACTTATTTCCATAAATACGGAAACGAGAAATATAGCCGATGACACACGTGATTTGATAGCAAGTTCATATCTCGAACTTGTTCAAATCTCCGAAAATACCGGAGCAATAATAAAACCCATCCAGCAAATGCAGAAGGATATGGCGGAAGTTAAAAACAATACCAAAGGATTATCAACAAAATAAATGGTTATGGCAGATTTATTAATAAATGGTAGAGATGCTTACAAGACTTGGGGTGTAAGAATGGGAGATAAATTCCTTGATGTGCTTGGTGCATCATTACCTATGAAAGAATTTATTGAAAATAAATCCCGATTAGAACATGGAAAACGTGTAATAATTAATAATCCCAAAATTGATGAACGGGAAATAACGCTCTCTTTTACCATAGAAGGCAATTCTAAATCTGATTATCAAGCAAAAAAAAGGGCTTTTTTTGAAGAATTATACAAAGGTGTGATTGATATTCAGATTCCAGCTAACAGCAGTGACATTTATCACTTGATTTATTTAGGTAAAAGTATCACCTATGCGCAGAGTTTAGACAGAACTTTTGGTAAATGCTCAATGAAGTTTTGTGAACCAAACCCGAGTTTAAGGACCTAATTTACGACATTGATTTCATTGTCGTATATGCGAGTGCCCAAAATTGGGTACTCTTTCTTTTATCTCCGAACTTTGGTGTGTTATGGAATCAGTAGACATCAAAGACATATCCGGCAACATTCGCTTTTCGACTCCTATTAAAGAGGGGGCGAAGAGACGCTTCCTTTTGATGCAGGAAGATTATATCACTTTGCTATTTAGCCTTTCCAATCCGGTTTATTTCAAACTAGGCGACTACGTAGACAATGAGTTGGGAATATTCGAGCTTGTAGACCTGTATAAGCCTACCTACAATACAACGACAGGTGAATACGACTACGAACTCCGCCTTGATGCTTATTACTGGAAATGGAAGAACAAGAAGTTTTTCTATACACCGGAAACCACCGGACGCGAAGCCGCATGGAATCTTACCGCTACCCTTGACACGCATTTGAAAGTCTTTCTTGATAACCTGAAAGCACTCGGATACAAGTTCAGAGAGGAAGAGTTTACATACGAGATTGACAGCACAGTGGAAAACACTTCCAAGCTCGTTTCCTACGATAACGTGAATCTGATCGACGCTCTCACACAGATGGCGGAGACTTGGGAGTGTGAATGGTGGATAGAGAATCATAAGATTTGCTTCGGACGTTGCGAATACAGCTCACCTGTTGATTTCAAAGCCGGTGACTTGACAGACACAGAAAATGTGAATGTCAACAGCATGACACGCAGCGACAGCCAGACCACTTATGCGACCCGTATCTACGCTTTCGGCTCCACCCGCAACATTCCTTCCAGCTACCGGAAAGATTTGATATTCGACGTAAAAGAGGTTAATGGACGTAATATATCCGATACGTCAAGACCGCTCAAAATAAACTACTTTCCGTCACGAGTTACGTATAAGGAAGACTATACCGCTAGTAGCAACGAAGGCAGCGGTTCTTTTACTCCCTCTTATACAGAATGGACGCTTGATAAGACTTTAGCTTCATCAGCCAAAGGTGGTTCTTATAAAATTGTTTCGGGAGGAATTTCAATCAATATATCAACAGCCGTCCCGCAAATAGGGAACCGTGCTTTGCTCCCGGCAGGAGATTATATATTGAAGGCGTCATATATCTATAATGTTTCCGGGGAATCAAAAGAGGTGATTATTGGTAATCAGACCGTTTCATTAGCCCAAAATCAACAATATGAGATTGTGTCTAAAATACAGGTTTCCGACACGTTGGTTATCGACAAAAACAGTTCTGATTTAAAAGTAAGGGTATACGTTCACGTACCAGCTCCAGCTTCTTCCGAGCTGTTATCGACTTTTCAGGCGTATGTAACATACGATATTAACCTGTATGGCGGTTCTTCTGCAACGACTTCCGTAACATTCCTTTCCGGTGCAAATGTCGGACGTACTTTTGATGCTGTTTACAATCCCGACCTTTTAACCGGTGACGCAGCAAACGTTATCCAGTTACCGGAAGGTGTAACCGCCTCTTTAGGTAACCGGTACACCATTGATAACATCATCAAAGGTAAAGTTCCCGATAACTACTTCAGCAAGGATGACAAGGAAATGACCCTTAACGGAGTTGTTCAGAAACGTCTTATGCTTCCGGAGGGTATTTCTTATGTAGACGCTTATAAATACAGCCCGACCGGTGAACGTATCAACATCGGAGATGAAAACTACGATGATCCGGATAACGTGGAAATGCCGGAAGAGGAGGCAATCGAAGAGATTGTTATATTTGAGGATGAATATCCCAAGTATATTGGTAGTACTACGGTAGTTCCTGATCCTACTTGGGAAGATGAAAAGGTTGATGACAAGCCAACCGGCAATAAATATCCTATCTATACCTTCAAAGATACGGGACTGAAGAACTTTACAAAAGACTTCCTTCTGGAAGAGTTACACCTGATTTTCCAAACCGGAAAACTTGCCGGACTGGATTTTGCTCTTACTCTCAAAGAGAGCGACAATACCGGTACAACCTTTGAAATAGTCCGTAATGAGGATTACGGGCGTGCACTTCCTGACGATGTACTATTTCCGCAAGCCGCCCACAAAGAAGAAGATAAGGATGTTCCCGCAGACACATATATCCTTTACGGCTTTGATACCGCATACATCTCCGAACAGATGTTGCCGGACGCACAACAAGCACTTCTGGAAAAGGCTAAAGATTATGTAAAAAAGTCCATGATTGACCCGTCCACCTACGATTGTGAGATGGATGCTGATTTCATCTACAATAAGGGTAATATTCGTACATACGAAGTCGGGGCTAAGATCAATCTGATAAATAAGGCATTTTTCCCGGAAGGCAGACAATCAAGAATAATCGGTTTCGAGTGGCCGCTGGATATTCCTTACGATCACCCGATTTATACAGTCGGTGAGACGGCTTCATATTCCCGTATCGGTGAGATAGAGAGCAAGCTTGATTCCCTCACTTACAAGGGACAAACCTATTCCGGCTCTGCTGTTGGAGGTGGTGGAATCAGTGTGTATGTTATCGGGGTTAATGACAAGACGATCCCGTCTGACAGAAACGTATTCTCTGCAAAAAGAGTGCTTCAGGAGATTATAGCTTATGCTATAAGTAAGACGAAAGATGACACAGCCCTAGGGCTTATTTCATTCCTGAACGGCATTAACGTTACCAAAGGTATTGTAACGGACACGATAACTGCAACAGAATTGAGCAGCAATATTGTAAAGGTGCTTGATAAGCTTACAGCCAATAATGCCGCTTTCTCCGGCAATATATCTTCTGTTGATTATGCTGAAAAGTTACTTGGCTGGCTGATAACCCCATCCGGTGATATAGATGCGAAGTCGTTGCGCCTACGTGATTTCCTTGAAGTGCCGGAATTGCGATATAACCGGGTATCAGTTATCACAGGTGAGGAATGGAACGCTCCCGGAGGCGGTATAATCGAATCAGTGGACGAAGAGAGCAGCATCGTTTACCTGAAGCTTGAACCGGGCGAGGTTGCAGCTGTTGAAGTGGATGATATTTGCAAGGCTAACTTCAACAATGACACAGGCTTTCAGACAACCTATTTCCGGATCACCGAAAAGCTGGATAATGGTTCTTTTAAATACGTTCTCCGTAGCGGATATACTTACCATCCTCAAAAGGCTATGCACTTTGTTTGCTATGGTAACTTCACCAATGCAGAACGCCAGAAGTCCAGCTATTCCACGCAGAATTATATCCGTTTCCTTAAAGGTGTAAACAACTGGGAGATCACAAAGGATATGATTGCCATGCAGTTGGGAGACCTGTCTAACCTGAAACTGTTTGGAATGGATATGACCGGACATAGTGCATATCTTAACAGAATCTACATGACCGGTACGATCAAGCAGATTTCAAATGACGGTGTGACGGAAGTACCGGTTCCGGTTTTTAAGGGTGAATGGAAATCCGGAACGTATTGGTATTATGACGAAGTAACCCACAACGGAAGCACATGGATTTGCATTGAATCTACGACTACGCAGGAGCCGTCAGATTCTTCTACTGACTGGTTGAAGGTTATTTCTAAAGGGGAAGATGGGCAAGATGGACAGGATGGAAAAGACGGTAAAGGCGTACAGAGCGTTGATGTCCTTTATTACCTATCCAGTTCTTCAACCTCCCTTTCCGGTGGTTCATGGTCTACAAACTCACCAACTTGGGTAGATGGGAAATACATTTGGAGCAAAACCAAAGTGGTATATACAGACGGTTCATCTATTGAAACCAATCCCGCTTGTATCACCGGAGGTAAAGGTAATACAGGGGATGATGGTAGGGGAATATCAAGCATTGTCGAAGAGTATTATCTGTCTACTTCTTCTAATTCTTTGGTTGGTGGTTCATGGAGCACAACGCCTCCGACATGGGAAAATGGGAAATATATTTGGACTAGATCAGTAATAACATATACAGACAGCACATCAACAACCACTAACCCTATCTGCTCTACCGGTTCCACGGGTGAAACTGGGATCGGAGTCAAGAGTGTTGCCGAACAATATTACCTGTCTACATCATACAGCACGCCTACCGGTGGATCGTGGCAGACTTCTGTTCCGGCATGGCAGGATGGCAAATACATCTGGACACGTGTAGTTATCACCTACACTAACAATACATATACAGAGACAGATCCGGTATGTGTAACAGGTGGAAAGGGACCAAGCGGAAACGATGGCGTAGGGATAAGTGCCGTTGATGTTTTGTTTTACCTGTCAACCTCTTCTTCATCATTGGAAGGCGGAGCGTGGTCTACAACGTCTCCCAAATGGGAGGATGGTAAGTACCTATGGACTAAAACAAAGGTAACTTATACGAATGGTTCGACATGGGAAAGCGATCCGGCTTGCATCACTGGAAGCCAAGGAAAAACAGGGTTACCCGGTGCAATGCTCCGTCCCCGTGGAGTATGGAAAGCCAATACCGAGTATTATAACAATGAGACATTCATAGATACAGTAATCTATGACGGTCAGAACAAGTTATGTAAGATCACGCATACGTCTACAACTTCTTTTGACTCAACAAAGTGGGAAGAGTTCAGCGAGTTCGAGAACATAGCAACAAACGTCCTTCTTGCGCAGAATGCGACGATTGATGTTCTCGGTTCTTCCGGAATATTTGTTGGAAACTTAGATAAAACGAAGGGCTGGATAATGACTGAAGGCTCTATTAAGCATAATGTTACAGGTGTCGAGCTAACATCTGACGGTAAAATATCTCTTCCAGAAACCGGTGGAATAAACGTAGGCGGAAAGACTTTCATAGAAGCCGGCAAGATAAAGACGGAGTTTATTGATGTTGATAATTTGACCGTAAAGAAACTAGCAGCCGTAGAGGGAACAATTGCCGGGTTTAAAATATCTGATACACATATCGGTGTTGATGATCCCAATCATAACAATGCTTATGAAGGATTATCCCTATACAAAGATTTCATTAAATTTTCAGATGAAAAATCATGGGCTGGGATTGGAACTAATGTGTTTCCACTTTCTTCGGGAATGTCATGCTTAGGAAGATTTGATTTTACAAGCTCGGAAGTAGATTCTGGTACTGCCGTTTATGCAAAATTCCGTCCGGCTGTAGACGATTTAGGCTGGTCACAGCAAACAGCAATCCAATACGATGGTAACATATACGGCATAGGACAACGTGCAATATTCGAAGATGGATATATAGGGCAAGCCTATACAGATGTGCTTACCACTTTTATAAAAAGGACTCATAATTTTGTGTTTAATGGTCAGTCTGTTGTTAACTTAGGAATGGTTTTACCAGGAAGAAGTAATTTAGGAATAAATAATGATGTCTCTTTTCTCTTAAGTATTGTCATTACATGGAACCCAACCACAGCTCATCGGATTACCTTAAAAGGTTCATCTGATGGTAGACTGTTAAACAATGCAGGAGAAGTCCTTAGCCCAGAGTTGGATTCAAATGGAGCAATTTCTTTGGGAAGAGGAAATACCCTTTTGCTTAGATATTGCTCCTCACATTATTATATAGTTAGCTATAGATATCAATAATAATTATGAAAATAGACTTTCGAAAAATAGAATTAACCGATCTCGAAGGGAACAAGAGTACCGTCGATGTATCTAAAGCATTCGGAAATGCGATTTATCAAAATACAGGTGATCTTGGAGAATTTAATCTTGCTCAAGATATATACCGGAAAGGAGAAGTTGATATATCCCCTGAACAAGCTAAATCTCTAAAAAAGTATACGCAGTTATTTACTCGTGTCATTGATCGAATAGCTGTCAGCAATGCTCTATCACAAGAAGAATAAATAAGTTGAAAACAATGGTAGCAAAAGGAACGATCATAAAATTAGCAGTATCTATTGAACTACCTTCGGGCTTGACAATGGATGACATAGATTTCGAATGCAAGTTCTCTGTAACTCTCAATTCCCAGACGATCAAGAAGTCGGAAATGGTACGTAATGATAAGAACAGCTATACTTGTTTCCTTGATACCAACATCATAGGGAGGGGAGAAATTTGGATAGAAACCACGGCTTATCTTCCTGACACTGATTATGAAGGAGGAATAAGACCGGAGGTAGACAAGTCGGCAACCGGAATAAGAATTGTATAATATGGGATGCATACGGGTTAACATAGAAGCCTCGAAAGGAATAAAGGTGGGCACATCTCCTTTGTCTGGGATAAATGTCTCTGTAAATCCCAGCCGTTCAATTAAAGTGTCGGTAGGAATTGTCTGTGACGTTGGTAAAGATGCTTATTTGAGAGTAGAGCCTGATTACATCTGGCTAATGCCCTCCAATAACTTTGAAGACAACGTAGATGTATTGTCAAATGTGGTATGGACCACAGCAACAAAAGAATAAAATTTTATTGTTTAATTATTTAATGATTTGAATTATGGCAAAGCCTAGTTGGTTAAATTTAAACCCTTCAACAGGAAGCGGAAATGGGACAATTGCAAACAGTGCAAGTGCTCATACAGGTCGTACAGCTAGAACCGGTACGGTAACAATAACGGGTGTCGGGGTATCTACTCCTGCAACTTATAAAGTAACTCAAACTCCTAAATCCGAGTTTGCATCTTTTGATAACGGAGCGGAAATGTCAGCACCCAAAGCTGCCGGAACCGTCACAGTTGAAGGTAAGACTAATTCCCAAAAGCTGACCTTTGCATGGGCGGGTAGCGTATCAGATGTTGCCATCCCAGCGAAATATAGTGCGAATGGGACACAGACAGATAATGCGGCTAGCATCACAGGTGACCCAGGTGCTACAGCAGAGTTCCCATTCTCCATAGAACTTGAATTCCCAGCAAATGAAACCATTGAAGAAATTGTAAGAACATTAAAAGTGACCGCAAACGGTGGTCAGGCTGTACAGATTGCAATCAAACAGGCAGCAGGAGACGCAAAACTATCCGTTTCCCCAACAGAAATTACAATTCCTCAAAACGGTTCAGCTGTTTCCGTTACTGTTACGTCTAACACTTCTTGGACTGCCGCATAATGGATATACTTGTACCTTGGAAGGAAGGAGAAGGAAGCATTGTCATTACGCCCGGCTCTAATGGAGTCGCAAGCGTAATGAGCGATGTTGCCAATGAAGGATTGGACAGGCAACAAACTGTCGTGTTCTCGACTACTAAGGGCAATAATCCGGTTTCCGTTTCTACTACGGTATCTCAAGAAGGGAAAAGACAGGCATTTGCAGTGACCGAAGGACGGTTTCTACTGTCTGACGGTAGTACGTTTAACGTTATAAAGAGTAAGTTCTATGAGTGATTATAACAGTCAATATTCGGGAGCTAGGATTGAAGAACTATTGGCAATGATACCCAACTTGGCTAAAGCCGACCTTTCCAACGCCATGACGGTTTCTTTGGGAGCAAATGGTTATGCCAAGTTCAATAATGGGCTTTTGATACAGTGGGGGACAAGAGTCGGAGCAACCGGGGGGGCAATTAATCTGTATTTTCCTACCAGTTTCTATAATACTGATTATAACATTTATTTCACTGGAGCAGTAAATAATACAGGTGAATCTTTTATATATGCTCCGGGGTATGACCTTAATGGTAAATATACATCATATTGTAGAGTTCTCACCCGTGGAATAAATTCAACTCCGGCTATTGTTTGGACTAGCTGGAATTTTACATGGTTTGCAATTGGTAGATGGAAATAAGGAGGTAATATTATGGGAAAAATATATTGGAAAAATGGTTTCTATGATAAACCACAAGAAGGAGCAGTAGAAATATCGGTGGAGTACTGGCAGGAATTGCTTGACGGTCAATCATCCGGAAAAGAAATCAAGGAGAACGAAAGCGGTTACCCGGTATTGGTTGAGCATGAGTACACCATTGATGAATTGAAAGAGATAAAGATCGCAGAGATCAACGCTTACGACAAGTCGGATGCTGTAAACTCCTTGACGCTGGACGGAAAACAAATATGGCTGGATAAAGACACCCGTGTAGGATTAGTCAACTCAATAAACATAGAAAAAGAAGCGGGCCGGGTATATACTACTTTGTGGTACAATGCGGAGAAGTATGTAATTCCCGTAAATGACGCTTTAAATATGCTTGACCAATTAGAATTATACGCTCTTGATTGCTACAATACTACACAGGCTCATATTGCAGCCGTGAAAAATTTGCTTAGCAAAGAAGAGGTTAATTACTATAATTATAAAACCGGTTATCCGGAGAAACTCAATTTTGTATTATAAACTATAAACAGATAAAGCTATGATTCTACTAGTATTAATGTCGTTCATCCTCATTGCCGGCTACGTCTTTGCAATGATTAAAAAGATGGAGGAAATTCCTTACTCTATCAGTGACACCTACTATGCCCTGACGCATAAGTTTTGGTTCGGTTTGTGCATGATCGGCTCCGGTGCATTGCTTCTTCCGGCAGCATTTGAAGCAAGTACGGAAAACAGCCAGTTTCTTGTATTCCTTTCGGTTGTCGGGATGATTGTATTGGGTGTATCTCCCAATTTCAAAGGAAGCCAGAAAACCGCCCATTGTATCGGTGCCGCCATGTCTTTAATCTTCTCCCAGATATGGGTAGGTTGCAATTCTTGGTATTGGTTACTGTTATGGGCTGGATTCATCGCTTACATGGTTATCTCCATGAGTGAGCACTGGACCGGTAACTTCATCTCCGACTTCATAAAGAGAAAGCCGATGTTCTGGATCGAGGTAATTTCGTTGTTGACCGTTTATCTAACCTGTTTAGTATGAAAAAGAATACAAAAGAAGATATACAGGTATGGACCGCAGTGGGAATGTTGTTTGCAGGAGTCGGACTATCCGTTGCAGGTTTTGTTGTAGAGCCATTAGGTCAGATTCATGACAGTGTATTGTGGTTTTTTGCTCAATGCCTGATATATGCTGGCAGTATATTTGGGATTGGGATTTACGTTAATGGGAAGTTTAATAGTTTGGTTGATAGGCTTAACAACAATAAAGAAGTAAAGGGTGATGAATCAAATAAATAAAATCAGCGCATTAGCCAGCAAGCTTCTATCCAAGATCGGCATAGACGGCATGGCCCACATTATAGTCTGCCAGAACTTGGTAATGTGGTTATCGAAATATACGCCACTGTGGTTAGCAATCATTATAACCGTCGTGATCTTCGTCCTGAAGGAAGTATACGACAAATACTGCAAGAAAACAGAATTTTCAATTAAAGACATCATCTGTGATTGTGTGGGTCTGGCGTTGGGAGTATTAACATTGATATTATAGGAGGAAGGATATATGAAAAGAGAAGATATAGACTCAATCATCATTCACTGCTCGGCAACACGTGCCGGGCAAGACTTGCGAGCAAAGGACATTGACCGGATGCACCGGGCTCGGGGATTCAATCAAATCGGTTATAACTTCATTGTTGACCTTGACGGAATGGTTGAGAATGGTCGCCCGCTTTCCATCGATGGAGCGCATTGCAATACGAAAGGTTTTAGCGAATCTTCGTATAATAAGCACAGTATAGGTATCTGTTATATCGGTGGCTTAGATGCAGCCGGAAAGCCTGCTGATACTCGTACTCCAGCTCAAAGGGCAGCACTACGCGAATTGGTCGCAAAGCTTTGTAAGGAATATCCTATAATTGAAGTACTCGGACACCGTGATACTTCGCCCGATCTGGACGGAAGCGGAGAGGTAGAGTCTAGGGAATATATCAAGGCTTGTCCCTGCTTTGATGTTAGGAGTGAATTTTCTAATTTTCTTCGTAATACAGTGATCCGACCATGAAAGCGCTAATTTATATAACCATATTCCTGATGTCGGGAATATGGTTTGCTTCCTGCAAGACTTCCCGGAATATGGAAACTCAAAAGCAAATTGACTATTCAGAAGATTTCTTATATTTGCGAAACTTAATTGAATCATTACGGCTGGATGTGAATAAACAGACGAAAATTACTACTGACAAGTTGAGTGATCTGAAGATTGAGAATAAAACAGTTTACTTGTCTGCTCCCGATTCGTCAGGAAAGCAATATCCGGTCAAAGAAAGTACTACTACTGCATCCAAGCAGGATCAGGAACGAACAGAAGTTGATGAAACATTATCCATTACTTTGCAGCAGTTCTCGAATCGCCTTGATACTATAAGTAACAAGGTGAATGCTTTACTAAATCAAAGAGAGAAGGTAGTCGAATTATCTTGGTGGGATTTGCATAAAGATAAAGTTTATTGCTATGTCATTGGCTTGATTCTTGCGGGATGGTTGGTGTGTAAATTTAAGAAATAAGGCTTTCTTCTATTGAAAATACAATTTTTTGGCGAAATTATATGTGAGAAAATACAATATTGTGGAAATAATATATATCTTTGCAGCAAAAGAATATCTCTGTTGGCGCAGAGATAAACTTTAAATTCGGTGATGTAAAAATATAAAATTGTATTTATGGCAAAAATAAAGAATGTGGCTGAAACAGCCAAAAGGAAGCGTATAATAAACGCTAAAGAATGTGAATACGAACTTCGTGAGTCGTTAGAAAAGCTATTTGATGCTTTTTGGAATGCTGTACGTAATTATGAAAAAGAGGTAATACAAACCCCGTTTACAGCTCGTTGTCGAGGATTTGAAGCCTCCCTCTTAAACTCAAAAATAATTCAAAGTGTTCAGTCTGTTTTTAAAGATGACTGGACATTTGGAAAGTACAAAAGATTTATGCTTAGAGTTAATGGATATATTATGCTTTTTAAGAAATTAAATAGTAAAAATATGCCAATGAATGTTCCAACTCGTTTTTCATCATCTATTCAGAACCAAGAGCAAGGTTATTTGTTTGATATGTATGATAACGGGATAGAACCTATTTTATTTTTTGGATATAATAAAAGTCGTTTTGGGGAGATTATAAATCCAAAATTGGTTTATATCGATGAAAACAAAGTGAGATGGACTATTTCTGAAAATGATATTTCTACAGTTAATAGAACAATGGATGTTCAGCCAGCCGCTGCGTCTCTCTCTGTACGCCAAAATATCAAAAAGAAAGAAGGAACAAATAATTAATAATATAATACATCACCGAATTTATTTTAGAAAACAACAATACTGATAGCAAAAATGGAAATCAACTATAAGCAGATAATATTTGCTCGTGAATATCGAGGTTACTCACAAACCGAGCTTGCTTCTAAGATTGTTGGATTGTCACAATCCAATTTATCTAAGTATGAGAAGGGTATTGGTCCTTTATCTACCGATGTGCTTAATCGCATAATTGATTTTCTGGGATTTCCAACTGACTTTTATGAGAAGAAAATCTCAAATATTGCAGAAAATGCGCATTACCGAAGGAAGAAAGGAATGACTAAAAATGAACGTTCCCAAATAGACCTTTCAAACAAGTTATTAGGTTATATTGTAGACCAAATGGGGGAGTCTGTGGAATTTCCAGATATGTCATTTCGAATGATTGACCTTGAAGATGGATATACACCCGAAACCGTGGCTCAGTACACCAGGAAGTATTTAGGCTTGAAAGATGAACCGGTTCGGAATATATTCTCTTTGCTGGAAAGAAATGGGATTATAATCATAGAATTGGATTATGATGTGGATCTATTTGACGGGGTTTCTTTTTTGACAGATGGTGGATATTATGTGATTATTATTAATAAGAATTTTAGTAATGACCATAAAAGATTCACTTTAGCACATGAACTGGGACATTTGATCATGCATACTTCAAATGAGTTTCTAATCTCTGAATATAGGGATAAAGAAGATGAAGCAAATAGATTTGCTTCAGAATTCCTTATGCCTTCTGATGCTATATCAAATTCCTTACGTGGACTAAAACTGCAGTATTTGGTGGAATTAAAAAGATATTGGTTAACCTCCATGGCATCTATTGTACGTAGGGCAAAAGATTTGAAATGTATTACTAACGAAAAATATAAATATTTTAGTATTGAACTAAGTAGAAGAGGATATAGAAAAAGCGAACCTGTGAATGTATATATTGATATGCCGAATATGTACAATGAAGCTTATAAACTTCATAAGAATGAATTGGAATACTCAAATGAGGAAATGGCAACTGCATTTAGTTTGCCTATTGATGTTCTTACTAGATTTTGCTGTCCTACAAAAACCAATTTGAAATTAAGATTGAGTATATAATCTGTATATCTTATAAATATAATCATCATATGGCTAAAACAATAAAAAAATTCACTTATGCGGTGAAAGATAAATATGATAATATGGTAACTGTGTATGCAAGAATTGAAAAGGAAGGTGGTTTGTATTACTGGTATACAAGTCATTTGACAAAACCGCAAGATGCAGATGGAATAGGAATATATAATCCTTCTAATGTTGAGTCTAATCTTGATACTGCCGAAGCATTTTTGAAAGCATATATTAGTATGATGAAAGATTCTAAAGTAATTGTACCAAACAATCATTATTGATTTATTATTTTAGAGATAAGTTGTGTTCTATTAATGATAAATCCTTTTTATATTGCCCCGTCTCTTTGATTCGGGGTTTTTCTTTATCCACCTCCAAAGTATCGCTATCTTTATGCTATAAAAGATTATTTTATGTGATAGTCATGTGATCGGCTCGGTACGAAAGATTCGGGGCTTTTTTCTTATTCATAATCAAACTTCTCGTATCTTTGCAAAAAAAAGATCCATAATGAAAGTCAAACATGAATATGAAAGAATGCCGGCCAATGAAGTTTGGAATGTAGTAGTAGCTTATATTAATAAGAACAAGCAGTTTTTGTCCTCTACTGGTATTAAATATAACGCCAAGGTCATAATTGATTCTATAGAATACAAAGGTGGAAGGGAAGGAAGTGTTAGAGCCACTGAAGGAGAGTCTATCAGTAAGAATCAATTTATTTCCGCATTTAGGCAAATCCGTGACATGGAATGTATCAATACAAAAAATGTCAAGCCATATATTGATAGAAAGCAAAGTCCATTTGTAGGCTTACTAAAGTCCGTCGGCATCATTGAGTAAGATACGGTTCAGGAAGTTAAGAAAAAACGAAGCGCTTGCTAAATTTGCTATAAATAATCGGTAGCTGAATAGTCACCTATTTTTATGCTCTCTGCAGAATACTAGAATCGTAAATCTTCATTTTCATAAATAATTGGCGGAATAGTATTCAAATTAAAAAATAATTAATATATTTGCGTACAGACGTGGATGTCTGTTGTATCATCTCTCTATAGAAAAGTTGCTAGATTTCAGAGGAGAGAGACAATGCGTTATTTACTCCAAAAGGAATGAGCCTCGACTAAGTGTAGTCGGGGCTTTTTTTATAAGTTTTATGAATTTGATGTGCTAACGAAATGCTAATGACTAACGATATATTATCTTTGTGTCATAATCTAAAATACATAATTATGAAAGATAGTACATTATATATAATCGGGAATGGCTTCGACCTATTTCACGGTTTAAAATCCTCCTACAAAGATTATTCTGAATTTGCAAAGATAAATACGCCGAATGTTGAAGAGTTTTTGGAAGTATACTTTCCCCCAAAAAACAAAGACGATTGGTGGTCTCATTTTGAAGAAAATTTTGAGAATTTTGATGCGAGGCAATTTTATGATAACCATGATAACGTTTCTGAAAGATTTATGGAACAGGAACATCCACAGTGGAGCGATTATTTTGGAGTATTAGACGAAATTAATGAAGAGTCTGAGAAAATGCGTCTTGGAATAAAACAATCATTTAGGGACTGGATTAATGAAATATCTGAAACCGAAATAGAACGAAAAAATATGCATTTTGAAAAAAATGCTCTCTTTTTGTCTTTTAACTATACCCCTACACTTGAAAAATTTTACAATATTCCAAAAGTTTTTCATATACATGGATATATAGGCGATGACAATGAGGAAAATCTTGTTTTTGGTCATGGAGTGGAAGTTTCAGAAGGTGAAACATCTGAACTAGATGAAAATGGAGAAAACAATAGAACTCCCAGTTATGATGCAGAAGCAGCTTCTCATGCTCTTTTTTATAAATTTCAAAAGCCAGTGAAGAATATTATTGACGAAAACCAAAGTTTTTTTGATTCTTTAAAATATATAGAAAAGGTAGTTGTGCTAGGACATTCTCTTAATGAAATAGATATGCCATATATTTGTAAAATTAGAGATTCTATTTCAGATAGTTCTAGTTGGATAATAGTCTGTTATACTGACGATGATAGACAGCGTGCAAAAACAGTAATGGGAAATATAGGAGTTGCTGCAGACTCACGTAAGTTGTTGTCTTGGGAAGAATATGAGAAAGGCTTGTTTTAACGAATATAGAATCAATAAATTATAGTTTTATGAATCAAAATATCGAATACGAGAAGTTTACACAAGAAATATATCAGGAGTTAAGCAATGCTCGTGGTATTACAACCAACGTTGAACACAATGTCAAGCTCACTGGTAAATCAGGACAAAAACATCAAATAGATGTATACTGGGAATATAAAATAGCTGGTGTTCAGTACAAAGTAGCCATCGAATGTAAAAATTATAACCGTAAGCTCTCTGTTGATAAAGTAAATGCATTTCGTGGTGTATTGGCTGACCTTATTGATGTTAAAGGAATTATGATAACCCCAAAAGGCTACCAAGCTGGAGCAAAAAAAATAGCAGATTCATGCGGAATTAATCTAAAAGAATTAAGAACTCCTAGTGAAGAAGATGATTGCATAGTAGCAGAAATAAATCTTAGTTTCGGCATATCTCTTACCCAACGTCTTTTTTCACTTGATAATGATTGGGCAAAAGCAAATAATATAAATTGGCTATCATATAGAAATTTCATTGCCCATTTTTCGCAACGAGGTGATGATTGGGGAGAAGATTATCTTCCTTTAGATACCGCTGAAGATGACATTCTTGATGAAAAAGGTAATATTATTACGACTTTTGATAAATTAGAAAGTGAACTTCCTCAAAAAACAGCACAGGTATTTGATTTTAAGAACGCTTATGTTATTACCTGTAATTGGGGAAAAGTAAAAATAAAAACGGTCAAATTTATTAATAGCAAGACACATAAACAGACATTAATAACTCTTGATGCGAGGAGTATAACAAAAGCAATACTCAAGGATGCATTAAGTGGTGAAATAATGTTTTTTTCTAAGGAAGCTAAAAAATAAAAGGGGGATTACTACCTCTTTATGCTTTTTGTAAAATGGTTGGGTCAGTTGAAATCTTCTTAATAAAATCTCTCTCTATTATATAAGCGTCCATTTTATTAGCATCAAACGGTTTAAGTAAAGAAGTAACATCCGCTTTCTGTAAGTCAGAATCCAGCCATTTTTCTTCGTCCTCTTTAGATAGGATAGCCGGCATCCGATGTTTCGTATTATGGATATAATCGGTCAAAGGGTTGGCGTCAGTGGTAATAATAGAGAATGTATCATATTCTTCTCCTGTCTCTTTGTCTAGCCAACGATCGTAAATACCTGCCATCGAAAAGATTGGTTCATCTTTCAGATAGATGTAATAAGGAATCTTATTGTTTCCTCCATGTCTCCATTCAAAGTATCCGGTTGATGGCACAATGCACCGTTTCTTCATAATTGGTTCCCGGAATGAAGGTTTCTCAAATATGGTATCCGCACGTGCATTTAGAGTCATTCGGCGGATATCATCTGCATTGGCTTCATCTTTCGTCCAAAATGGTATTAATCCCCAATTGAACACCTGAATCTCGTCACTCTTTGTAATTATAGGATATTTCGGAAAATTGAAAGCATTCACATGGTACTGTTCGTTTAGCATATCTTGATATATTTCAACGATATCTGATTTACGACCGTACCGGGCTGCTAATTTGATAGCCTTAGCACTCATACTATTGTGAAAACACATATTATAGGCAATTAATGTTTATAATCTGACTGATGTCAGTAGTATAACGCCCGGAGAGTTGTTCTTGTTTAAGTTTCCAGTCTCTCCCCGTTCCTTGGATTGCTAATTTAACGAGTTGACTGTGTTCACCGTTAATCTTATCTATTGCCTGTTGAAGTCTTTCCCGCTTTTCACGATCCACTGAATCAAAAAGTCCAAGCTGGGCACCTTCGGTTATTTCAGTGATGATAACCCCGGCTTTCTTATACTGATAACCTTGCATGAATATTGTCTTTAATCCAGCTAGCGCATAATGTACTATCTCTTGAGTGTCATTTGTTGGTACCGGAAGCTGTATTACTGTATTCTTCCAGTATTGTGGTAAATCTTCTCGGAAGTTATTCGTATGAATGAATACCATCAGGGACATTGCATAAGATTTTTGTTTCCGGAGTTTTCTTGCACAAGTAGAGGCGTGGGTAGCAATAGCTTCAGCCATTGTGTCTATATCAGTGAGCATCTTACCAAAACTTCGTGAAGTACAAATCTGTTTCTTAGCCGGTGGAGCTGATTCCATATCAATACACGAGATACCGCGAAGTTCTTTCCATGTACGTTCACCTACTACCGTCATATTCTTGCGTACCCATGCACCGGCAAGCTGCGTAAAGTCGTATGCTGTTTTCACTCCTTGCTTTTCGAGCTTTGCTGCTTGTCTACGTCCGATTCCCCACACATCACCGATATTCGTCAGTTGTAGGGCTTTGATTCGTTTATCTTCAGTGTCTATAATGCATAGCCGATTATATGCGGGATATTTCTTTGCGAACTTATTAGCTACCTTTGCAAGCGTCTTGGTAGGGGCAATACCTAAACTAACAGGAATGCCTGTCCCACGTGTTACCTGGTTTACTATTTTTGTTCCAAGTGATTGAATATCCTGAATGCCATCAAGGTTGATAAACGCTTCGTCGATAGAATAAACTTCCAGTTCGGGTACTAATCCTGCTAAAATAGACATCACTCGTCCGGACATATCACCATACAGCGTATAATTGCTACTGAATACGGCAACTCCGTGACTACTCACCAAATCCTTAATCTGATAAGCAGGTACTCCCATTTTGATACCTAGTGCTTTAGCTTCATTGGATCGTGCAATAACGCACCCGTCGTTATTACTAAGTACAACGACAGGCTTCCCGTTAAGCGCTGGATTGAATACCCGTTCACAGGAAGCATAGAAATTATTGCAGTCCATCAATCCGAACATTATCTTTTCCTCCGATTCTTTTTTATTGTATAGGTTACTATCCCCCAAACCATAAACTCATTATCTTTCGTCACTTTGATGGGTGGATAATTACTGTTTGACGGTACTAACCATGCTGCATCGGGTTCTAGCCTTACACGCTTTACGGTAAACTCACCGTCAATAAAGCATACGGCAAGATCATCATCCAGTAATTCAAGCGATTTGTCTATTACGAGTATATCGCCTTCCTCTATTCCTTCATCACGCATTGAGTCTCCGACTACACGACCATAGAAAGTACTTGCCGGGTGCCGAATAAGCTCTTTATTCAAATCAATTGCCTGCTCTAAATAGTCCTGAGCCGGTGAAGGAAAACCGGCCTTTATGCCTTCATCAGCGTATTGCAAAGGAAGATTGCTTGATATATCTATTTTATGTATTTCTATTTGCTTTTTCATAACTCTGCTTCTTTGTATTAAAACAAAAGAGGTCAGGGTTTGCTCATTGCAGATACTTTTTTTAATTATTAATAGTTTTCTCCCAATCATCCAGCACAGTTACATCCCACCGTGGAAGGTCAGGATTAATATATGTTACCGACCTGCCATACACAGAAAAACTTTTGCCAATAAACTCGTCGATAGCTTCATCTTCCCCTTTTTGAAGACAGATATTCATAAAGACATGCATTTCATCCCAGTTGGTTGGCCCAATAAACAAAGATTCAATGAACCGACCTTTAACTGGAGCCCCGACAACCTGGTCTTTTATTCGCTCAATAAGAGCAATTGCTTCTTCAATTGTCATATAGATTATTTTCCAGCAAATATAAGAAAAAGGTTCGGTTATCCTTTCATCATCATGATATCTGCTCTCATCTCTATATATTCAGTATATTTTTCAGGATTGTTGGTATAGTCTATCACCCTGTTTATGGCTATCTCAGCTTGTTTTTGTTTGACGCGTGTATAATATCGAATAACTCCCCTACTCTTATCTGAATGACCGAGACAATAATCTATCACCCCGTCCGGAATTCCAAGCTCTGAGGCGAATTGGGCAAAGGTCTTACGGGCGGAGTAAAAACACAATGTCTGTTTGATTCCCAAGTGCTCTTTTAGTTCCCTCATGCAAAGATTGATGTACTTTTGCAAGTTAGAATAGGTATAAGAATACCCCAAATCCAAAAATCCGCTTTTATTTATGTACTTACTGATAATTGCTTTCGCTTCGCTATGTATAGGTATCGTTATGACTGATTTCCCAGTCTTAGCATGAACAGTCTTGATTCTTTCAAAAGAAAGTATATCCACCGACAAATCAACAGATAATAAATCTTTCAAGTTGATACCGCACAAATAGAAAGAGAGTAAAAACATGTCCCTACCTAAATTCAATCTTTTTCCTTCGACTTCCGCCCTTTGTATTTTCTGAAATTCTTCTATTGAAAGATCGCACTCTTTAGGTTCTGCTGTTGGTATTTTCGTGTACGCAAATGGGTGCACATCCGTTTTCAGAACACCTGATTTTATCAGCTCGTTTATCCGGGCTTTCAGATGGGTCAATCTCAATCCGATGTTCCCATTAGCATAACCTTTCTTTATCATCCACTTTTTAAAATGTTCTACCAATAAAGTATTAATTGCAGGAATAGGTACATCTCCTTCCGAATTAGCAAACACCCGTACAGTCTCCTCATTCATTTTGGCATAGCTTTCCCTACCCTCTTCCCTAATTTCATTTATGCGCTGTTTCCAGAAATCCAAAAACGAAATATGTGAAGGGCGTTCTTTAGACATTATAATCCGCTTTATCTGAATTGCAGAAAAATAGTCTATGCATTCAATAGAATTAAATTTCTCTTTGTATTGTGAAAACACAAATTCAAGCCTTTTATTCATGACATTCGCATCCTTCCGGTAAGCGACTTTACCGTTATCGAATTCTGCAATATCATCTAACAGAAACTCTGTTTTGATGTAGGCACGTTCTTTCTTTTGGGAGATGCAAACTAAGATGGGAAGCCTACCATCATGTTCCTTAATGGAACTTAAAATTGTTAATCTGATTGTTGCCATAGTCGAATAATCAAAACACAATTCTACTATACAATTTTGTGCAAATATATACGCAGATTTATGTTTTTTTTATTCGGAATTGAATTTTTAGAAAAGAGAAACGCTGATTAAAAAACTAATAATCAGCGTTTTATTTGAGAGCCGCTAGCCAGACTTGAACTGGCGACCTACGCGTTACGAATGCGTTGCTCTACCAACTGAGCTATAGCGGCGTTTGTCTCTCGTTTACGGCGTGCAAAATTACAGCTTTATTTGAGAAAACAAAAAGAATCCGATTATTTTTTGAGC